ACGATTGGATGCAAGCATAAACTCAGGCGTACGGCCTTTATAATGGGCAGCAGCTTTACTACCAGTCTGCTTTTTAACTATGTAGCGCGCGACATAGGCAGCAGCATCGAAGCTAAACTCGCCAATAAGATGCATACCATATTTCCATATTTTGGAAAAGCGAGGAGAAGTATAAGTGTTATAACCGTCTGCACGGAACCGAAAAATTTTGTCATCAAAATTAATATTAAACAATATGTAATGATAATGGGGACGACCATGAAGTTCACCATATTCACCACAGCCGAGAAAGCGAATACCACTGCCATACTCACGACGAAGATTTTTCATGAAAGTCTGATGAAATTTCTTGCTTAAGCTTTTATCAAGAGGCAAATGATAATCGTCGAAAGTGCAAGTAACGAAATAAGCAGAAGACGAAGAACGGGCTTCGTGAACAGCACGGACAGCCCACTGTCTACTATTTTCGAGACGACAACCGATACATTGTTTACAAGAACAACGAATGAAACGGCTATCGCCAGCAAGCTCAGGGTGAGAGGCAAGGCTACCGTAAAAACTATAATGTTGTTTTCCATTTTTCGTAATCGCTCCTTCAACTGGGTACATGAGTATAGGATTATAGCATACCATATTAATCACCTGTACCGATTGTATCAGGATTAAGTCAGAATGTCAAATCCTAAATCCACCTCGTCCTACTCTCTTGAAATTCTTCCGACGAGATCTGGAGGTACGCCGGAAGAGGCGGCGAGAACCTTTTCTGGATAATTTTCGACGTCTCATCTACTTTCCCTCCAGGAACCGAAAAAACGGCTAGTTTTTTTAGAATCATTCTTAACAACTGGCTCAACAAGTTTATCGATATCATGCGAAAAGTCGGATGCGACTTTACTAGCAAGCTGGGTGGACGCAGTAGAACGACCTTTCAATGCTTCAATCAGATCAACGACTTCCTGAATGAAGGGAACGACAACGGTGACAATGAAAGTTAGGATCATAGTAGTTTTATTAGACATGTGTAACGCACTCCTTTATTTAAAAAAATAACCAATACCACGAAGAATATGACCAAGGGCTGAATTACCAACGCCTAATGAGTCATAGAAATCAGCTTCCTGCTTCGAGAGACGAGAATTTTGAGACGCAAAGCTCGCGGCAGAATTAGACTGATTAGCTGAAGCTATGTTAGAAAGTATGCCTGAAGAGAGATAAGATCCCTGGAGTCTTAGGTTCTGCAGCTCCTGATCCATACGCTGAAGTTCGTAACCGAGACGTTTCTCATAGGTCTGCTCAGCAAGATTCAGATTATTAGCCTTAATGCCGTTATCTAGAACTATTCCATGGGTCGCCTGACGCGTAGAATCGGCATCTGCGACGTTTTTCTCGATCTGCGATACTGCAAGGTGCTCGGCATTCTTAGCCTGACGTTCAGCGGCACTAGCGGATCTAGCAGAGTTCATGGTAGAACCGATATCACTCATGCCTACTGAAGCAGCTGAAGCTCCAGAAATAGAACCACCTATACCATTAGTTGCGGCGAGAATAGGATTGAGACCAGCGGCACGCATATCATCGACGGCCCATTGATAACGATGTTTATAATTTTCAACATTCCACGCGTTAGCCTGTGCGGCATTAGCGGAATTGTAATGATTCTGGACTGAAGATCCGAGAAGAGAACCAGCAACACTCCCTAATGTATTAGACAGCCATGACATATAACCAGCTCCTTCTAGAAGTGATCAACGAGGCCAGGCGTACCGAACATAGGCATAGGACGAACTGTGGTATACCTGAAGCCTACGTCGAGCAAGAACTCAGGCTCATCTTGAACCGCAATAATGCGCTTAATAGGCGGATTTTCAGTGATAAATTCTTCATTGAGAGTAGGAGCATTACTGAAGAACTGAGAAAGGTGCCAGACATCGAGATTACCACCTGTCACAGAACTACGGAACTTGCCTGTAATCTGCGAAGGCTTGTAGCGATATTCAGCATAACGTTCCTGATAACCGAAAACAGTAGTATCGGCTTCAGTACCTTGAGCATAGATCTCGCGAAGCTCAATAGCCTGCTCGCCTAGATGCGCGAATGTCGGCCAATAGAAGTCGTAAACCGTAGAACGAAGCCACATCTTATTAATGCCTTGCTGGTAGGTGAGGTCGGCACGGGCACAGACGAAGCCTATGATATAACCATGCTCGACGAAAGATTTCGTGAATCCATGGAATCTAGACGCAGTAACGCCAAAAGCGGAGAGATTGCCTTGAGGAGACGTGGTGTCGGTTGCGGAAGTCTGAGCTATTGGATTGACATTAACCATCTTCGTGAAGGAGCCTAGAAACTCTGGACGCTGCAATCGGGCGTCTGGAGAAATGACACCGAAGAAAGAGCGAAGAACTTCAGTATACCGACTGCCACCGCGGGCAAGACGTTCATAGAATTTCTGCATTTGAAAGGCAGTGCGAAGGCCGTTGATGGTAATAGCGGAGACATCTGAGAGATCAGCGAGCAAGCCTGATCTGCTACCATCAGAGGTGACATAAGCTTGTTGACCGCCTCGCCATTCAGAACCATCTGCATTGCGAAGAACCGCGCCAACATTGCCGGTCATAGAAAGATAGCCAACTCCATAATCTGCGCTATCATGAGCGAGACCTAGAAGCTGACCATCGCCATAGACGGGAGCATTGCCAGTAAGGGATATATTAACGCCGGGGCCTTTCTGTGTCCAGGGCAATGCAGAAGTGAAGTAATCATGACGCTTACCGCGAGGCGGACAAGGATACCCGGGGAAAATGTCAGTTTCAGAACTGAATAGCCAAGAAGGTTGATCGGAAACGCGAGAAGAATCCAATATTTCATTATTATCGCCCTTTTGAATCTTCACAGATTTCTGGAGATTTTCATCTCGAAACCATTCGTTCCAGATGAGGTAGACAGCGCGGAATGGAAGAGCGTTAATGCCGGACAAGTTGTTAGTCGTGTTTACGGGTAAGCCGAAATAATCCCATAGTGAACCGATTAATGAGTTATCAGTAGCGGAAGAAGCGGAAACCGTAGGAATGACATAATCAGTACTATCATCAGAGTCTTCCTGCTCGAAGCAGAAATTCTGCCAATGTTCCCAGACGAGGCGGTTTGGGACAAAAAAGAAAAACCAGTCCAGATAGATATTATCCATGATAGGCTTAATCGGGGTAGCCAGGCGAGCGAAGTAATTGACAGACATCCTAGTGGTATCGCCAGGCAGTACTTCATCGACGAACACAGGTATGAGCTTGCCTGAGTTGAAAGTTGTCTTATAAACATGCGAGCGGTCGAATTTCGTACGGCGCATATACATTGCAGGAGCATCGCTGAAGCGATGTCCTCTAACTCTAATTTTTCGAGCCAATTTTTCACCTTCTTTAGAGTGTAAACCTAATAATTATCCTGAAGCAAATCATTCTTAGGTTTTAGTTTATTTTTGCGTCACCTACGCCAGTTACATCAAGTAAGTAACTGGCTTCGGTGCCGCTACTTTTGTATTTTTTCATTGTTTTCTTCTAAAATGTTACTTTTTTCTTGTGTTTGTTCATTACTCATGGACTGTTGTGGTTTATCGGAAGTATATTGACTGTCATACAGACCTTGTTGTTCGAGATATTCGAGCGTTTCAGGGTTGTTTAATTGGCTGATGAAATTCATGGGATCGTGGCCGAACTTCGCTCGAACGTAAGCGGGCAGGCTGTAGAATTCTTCACGAACTCCAGAGACAAGTTCCAGAGCTGTACTATAGTCGCCGGGAAGTGTTGCATCTCCGAATTGAAGATAAGCATACTGCGAACTATCGCCGAGATCGAGAGTCGCTATACCTTTCTGACCATCTGCGTACTTGTTAACAATATAATTGATATCAGTTTCATCTTTCTCGTCCTGAACGGCTAGAGAGGGCATAGTGAACTCAATGCCACAGTGGTCATGGGTTTCAACTGGGTCATAAGCAGTTTTAAATCTCATAGTTTTCACCTCCTTTCGCAGGCGCCTAGACGCGGCGGGCGTGGCGCACAAAAAAAGGGCGATCTCCGTGAGATCGTCCTTTTTCTGATACGCTCTATATTAGAGTATCATTAAATAGAGTCATTGTCAACATCATGTACGTAATCTACGGCGCGACCAACCAATACAGGAACGCGGGATTCGTCAGAACTTTCAATATAGTAACGGCCATCAGAATCGCCAAGGTTACCGACATAATGAATACTGAAGTCTTCAGGATACTTATTAATAAGCATTTTATCATCATTAACCAATCCTTCGAAAGCTCGCAGTGCAAGCATATCATTGTGGTAAACCTGTGGAGGGCTGAACTGTTCAGCCTTTGAATCATAAATGGAATAGAGTCTCAGCGGAACCATCTCCTTTTCTCAGTGCAACTAGATACCTGCGGATCATGAGATATAGCGTAGCTGATATGACATAATAGTCATTATCAAGGCGAATAACTCTAGAATCATCAGGCTTGAGCCGATAAGCGGCATATTTACTGCCGCGAAAAGAAAAATTAAAAAAAATATCACGATTATTACAAAACTTTTCAACAGCTTCAAGTTCACTAATAAGCATCACCTCGTTTCTGACTTAATGATAACACAGTCATAATACCTTGTCAAGCTTTCTGCCAAGGAAATGTTTATATTTTCCTTCCTGAACGCGACAACGATCGACCAGACGCTCATAAGTATTGTTCTCCAAGTTATGCAACATCTTCTCGACGCGGTTACTGCGAATATACTCCATCCAGTGAGGATGTGTTTCATCGAATTTATTGTCATAGTAACGAGGAGGACGCATCTTCTTGCCATTGATGACAACATAATCATTAGCATAACACTCTTCACCATGCTCTTCAAGCCATTTTCCACCGATACCGGGACGATTGGATGCAAGCATAAACTCAGGCGTACGGCCTTTATAATGGGCAGCAGCTGTACTGCCAGTCTGTTTTTTTACTATATAGCGAGCGACGTAGGCAGCAGCGTCAAAACTAAACTCACCAATAAGATGCATACCGTATTTCCAGATTTTCGAAAAGCGAGCAGAAGTATAAGTGTTATAACCGTCTGTACGGAACCGAAAAATTTTGTCATCGAAATCAATATTAAACAATATATAATGATAATGGGGACGACCATGAAGTTCACCATATTCACCGCAGCCGAGGAAGCGAATACCACTACCATACTCACGACGAAGATTTTTCATGAACGTCTGATGAAACTTCTTGCTCAAACTATTATCGCGCGGCAGATGATAATCGTCGAATGTACACGTAACGAAATAAGCTGAAGACGAAGTACGGGCTTCGTGAACAGCTCTGACAGCCCATTGACGAGAGTTTTCGAGACGACAACCGA